CCTGAGCGGCGCGACCCTGCGCGGCGCGAACCTGGGCGGCGCGAACCTGGGCGGCGCGGACCTGGGCGGCGCGGACCTGAGCGGCGCGGACCTGCGCGGCGCGGACCTGCGCGGCGCGGACCTGCGCGGCGCGGACCTGGGCGAAAAGAAACTTGTTGGCGAGCGGCCTTTCATCAGCATCTCAAACATTGGGTCGCGCAATGACACGCTGATGGCGTTTTTGACCGACAAGGGCATCTACGTTCGCGCCGGATGTTTCTTCGATACGCTTGACGCCTTTCGCGCGGCCGTCAAAGAGACGCATGGGCCGATCGGATTGCATGCCCATGGGCCGATCGGATTGCATGCCGAAGAATACGCGGTCGCGATCCAGATGATCGAGATCCATGCGAAGTTATGGACACCTGCGACCGAAGCGGTTGCGGCTTAACGTTTGACCGGAAAGCGAAACCATGAACTGTAAACAGGGCGACCTAGCAATTATCATCCGTGGCTGCCTACACGGGAAACAGATCGGGAAGGCGGTTACTTGCCTAGAACTATTCACGGGCACATTCGGAAACGGGGTCAACGCATCCGATAGCCAAATCAAATGGTGGATCGTGGATTGCGACATCGAACTCGCAAGCGGCAAGATTTGCAGAATGGCACCCGACAAATGTCTCATGCCTATCAACCCGCGAAACGATGAGTCGATCCAAGAGACCGACGAGCTAACAACCGAGTGACCACGATGAGTAAACACACAGAGCATCCCAACTACCCGCCCGCGATCTTCGACCCGGTGCCGGTGACGCTCGCCGAGGCTGCGGCGATCATGCAGTCGGACCCGGACGATCTTCGCGTGCCGATGCTTGGGCTAACCGAGAGCGGTTATGTCGGCGAGCGGGCGCAGGTTGAACCGTGGCGTAGATCACAAGCTATTTCAGGAGACAAGCCGTGCTGATCATTCAGCGACCGCAGAAAATCACGGTAGAACACCATACTTGTCACTTCCATGAGTTGCATCCCGGCGTGGCATATCCTGGCTGCTGTTGCTCTAGTAGCTATTCGTCGCGAGACAAAACTATCGACGAAATGACCGAGACCGAGCGCAAAGCATTTCTTGATCCTTTTGGCGGATTCGCCCCTACATCCGAGGGTAAATAATGCTGTGGTTCGGCTGGCTATTGCTCGGATTACTAATCGGATACATGCTTGGGCTGAGCCATGCAAAGCACATCTAATTCAACTGCCAAACCCAAAGAAGTGCCATGAAAAAGCTCTACCTGTTTAGCATGAACGTGCCGCATGACGTGTATCTCGGGCCAGCGCCATGGACGATATTCCCGGAGGGTATCGAGATCGCAGAGCATCCGAAAATCCATTGGCATGACCACGGGGTGAGAATCGATATCACCGTGCGTTGCGAACCAGAGATCGGCAAAGCGATGATTTGGACGCCATTCGAGAAACCTACTGAAACAGAAGGTGGCAAATGATCCGAATCATAATCAAGGTCGATCACTACGGCCCGGACGGCAATGCCATGTCGCCGAGCTGGCGCACCGTCGACATCGACAATGAACGCGTCGAGAAAATGCTGATTCCACCGAGCAGTTACGCAACCTGCGCAATCGTCGGCTGCGAGCGCACTCCCGACACAGACGTGAAGTAATGGAAACGACCATCGACAACGTGCTCAATTTGAAGGTGCGCCGAAAGGACACTGACAAGCTGATCGCCATTGCTGAGAACTTCGGCGGCTGCCGACACCAGCGGGCGATTGTCGATAGGCAGCTTGCAGAGCTTACATGTGCCGATTGCGGGGTCAAACTCAACCCCATCGAGTTCCTGGTCGGCCTGGCGACGCAGGAGCGCATCTACAAGATGACCCAGGAAAACATCGCGGCATCCCGCGCAGCGCTTGAGTCTCGCAAAAGGTGCCGCTGTACGAAGTGCGGCCAATGGACCGAGATACGCCGCGTTGGCAATCGCGAGCTGAAACGGATTGCATCATCGAACGATGGAGAGACGAAGTGAACACGGCACCGCATATGAAACCTTGGCCGCTGATTGCCAGATTTCTGTGTGGACGCATCATCGGCCACAAGGATCGGAATTACGCCGGTCACCGACCCGGCAGAGATAGCGGAGTTGGAAAAGCTCGACGGCGACCTGGGCAGGCCGATCCCGTTCAAGCCGAACGGGCATCTGTGGGTAGATTCAGAGGAACTTAAACAATGGCGCGCTTTGCGCCAAGGAGATTGAGATGGGTGGTGGAACATTCGATCCTGGCAAGTATCGTGCCTACACGAGCACGACGGTCGGTAAGACGACCGAAGAGGTGTACGCATCGCGCAGCATCAAGGCCGCGCTGAATCCCAAGGGCGTGAAGATTCGCGAGTCACGTGACAGCGCGGATAGCCCGCAGGCAACGCCGATCATCGTGGCAATCGATGTGACCGGCAGCATGGGCATGATCGCCGATGTGATTGCCCGCAAGGGCCTGGGCGTCCTATTCGAGTCGATTCTGGACCGCAAGCCGGTCACGAATCCGCACTTAATGTTCATGGCCTTCGGGGACGCAGAATGTGATTCAGCGCCGCTACAGGTCAGCCAGTTCGAGGCGGATAACCGCATCGTCGAGCAGTTGACGGAAATCTACCTGGAGGGCAACGGCGGCGGCAACGGGCATGAGAGCTACGAGTTTCCGTGGTATTTCGCCGCCAAGCATACCGTGCACGATTCGCTCATTAAGCGCGGTAAGCGTGGCTATCTGTTCACCGTGGGGGACGAACCCATTGGCCCAGGACTCAAGAAGGCCAAGTTGCTGCAATTCTTGGACGACGGTGCGGAACGCGACTATTCGAGTTCCGAACTGCTGGACGAAGCGCGGCGAATGTACGACTGCTACCACATTGTCATCAAGGAGGGCAATCACGCGCGCTCGAATCTCTCGGGTGTTCTGGCAACCTGGCAACCGCTGTTAGGCCAGCATGTCATTCAACTGGATGACCACACAAAGCTGGCTGAGACCATCGTCACGACGATTGAGGTAGCCGAAGGCCGCGACGCTACACTATCGGCCGCCGGTTGGGGAGCATCGGCGCATGTGGTGCTGGAGGCCACCAAGCATCTGCCGAAGGGCTCCGCGCCCAAGATGCTGGGAGCGCCGTAATGCGGGCGCGCGCTGTTATTGGGGCGAACTTCGGCGACGAAGGCAAGGGCCTCATCACGGACTACCTGTGCGGCACAGGCGGCGAAGTCGTCGTTCGCTTCAATGGCGGCGCGCAGGCCGGACACACGGTGTTGACTCCCGAGGGTTTGCGCCATGTGTTCGGTCACTTTGGCAGCGGCACTCTGTACGGCGTACCGACGTTCCTTAGCCAGTTCTTCATCTGCAACCCGATTATTTTCTTTCGCGAGCGCGATGCGCTGAACCACTTGGGCGTGACCGCGCAGGTGTTCGCGCATCCCGACTGTTTGGTATCCACCTTCGCGGACATGATCATCAACCAGCGTAAGGAGATAAAACGGGGCGACAAAGCGCACGGCAGTTGCGGCGTCGGCATTCACGAGACCATTCAGCGCTCGGCGGTCAGCGAACTGAAAATCACCATGAGCGATCTGTGGAACCACTCAGCGGCCCTCCCGGCGAAGATGGCCGAGATTTGCGACAAGTATGCCAAGTTTCGCACCGGCTCGCCCATCGACGAACCGCGCATGACCGAAATGTTCCTCAAGGCGTGCGCTGACTTCGCCAATGCGGTCAGTCCCGCAGGGATAGGGCAATGCATAGACCCGATCTTTGAGGGTGCCCAGGGGCTTCTGCTTGACCAGGATCGCACCGAGTTCCACCCGCACGTGACCCATTCGAGTACGGGCATGAAGAACGTTCGCGCACTCTGTGCCCAGGCTGGCATTACCGATGTCGAACCCTACTACGTGTCGCGGACCTACCTCACGCGCCACGGTGCTGGGCCGCTGCCGGGAGAGAATCCGGCGATGGCCTATGCCGATGATACGAACGTGGCTCACCCGTTTCAGGGCTTGATTCGATTCGCGCCGCTTGATGGCGGTCTGCGAGATCGGTGCGCCGCGGACGCTGGCGGCGAATACAAACTCGTGCTGACGCATTGCGATCAGTTAGAGCCGAATCAATTGGCGGACCTGTACAGCTACGGGCCGACGCGGGCGAATGTCCGAGGGTGGAAAGACCGTGCAGCCAAAGCTAATTAGCTTTCAGTTTACATCCGATGCAGCCAAATGAGCCAATGGGGCATATTCCATGATGTCAGAGACGGATCTAAGCACGTTGCGCCGGTACTCGATGACGGCCGGCTTGCGCTCAATCATCAACTCACCCAGTTCTGCCCCTGCGGCCCGAAGCTGCATGAGAACCCGCGCTTTGAGTTGTGGGTTCACCAGGACAAGGAACGAGGCGGCTATGCCAGCTGACAAACCCAAAGGTGACGAATGAAGAAATGGCTAATTATTATCGTCATGGTGATTCAGTTTGGGGTTTCGTGCTTAATTTGTTATACCGAAGGAAAGATTGACGCACGTCGAGACGATTTAATAGTTATGAAAGAATTAGCTAAAAGGTACGACGATCTATGGAAACATATTTATTGCAAAGATCCGGCGTCCTGTCGATAGCTCCGGCATTAGCTTTTAATCCACAAGGGAAGTAATGATGACGTTCAACGAATGGCTGAAGACCGACAGCGGCAAGAATTGCGCCAAATGGCCCGTTGACGGTCCAGACTATCTACGCAATCGCTTGTGGTGGGCTTTTGAGGCGAGCGCTCAGGAAGGCTTATTGGCCGCCAAAGAAAAAGCGGCTCATGAAACAGAGGTGAAACCATGACCGAAGGTATGGTTGACGACGAATTGCAGGAAGCGATGCTCAATCCAGCGACGCAAGTCATGTTCCGCGCTGGGCTGCTGGCCTGCCGCGAGTACATGGCTTCATTCGTTGAGTCGGAGAACCCGGCGATTGCTGCGTCCATTCGCGCTAACTGGTGGCCTGCGCTTGGCGATGATCCCGGCAAGCCACGTCGGCTGCATTGGGACGATGTGTATCTGGGCGAGTTCCCTGATGGTCGCTGCAAAACGAAGGAGGAAGTTTCGCCGAGCGTGGAAGCGTTGGTTCAGGCCGCGATATTCCTCCAAAGGATTTGCGGCTATTCGTGGGCCAGACTCGGCGAACCGGATCTGGACTCTCAAGCCGACACAGAAGGTGGCAAATGAGCCTTTACCTACTCAAGTGCGCGGTTTATGCCGCGTGGAGTTCCAATTTGATCGGAGGCCCGCAGGCCACCACGGACCGATTCAATTGGTTCCGTAACGTGCATCCTGGAATGCTCGTTATGGAGACCTCAACCGCCTGGGTCAATGACCGGGATGAGCATCGCTTCGGGCACCTCATCGCCATCGAGCGCGGCAACTTCCACACCGACGAAGAGTGGGAAGAGGTCAAGGATGGCTACAGCGAAGAGGACGGCAGGCCGCAGGACACGTTCTGGCGCATCAAGCTGCTGAGTGACGGGACCGAGTACCGATGGCGCAACTGCTCGTTTATTCGAGTGCCAGAGAATCTAAAGGATTTCCCATGACACAAGCCGATGGAGGAGCCGAGCATGAGTGAGTATCGGCGCTATCACTTTGACAGATACCGGCACGGCAAGCTCAAGGCCGAGGGAGCCATCGCCCACGGATTCAGTGAGGAAGAGGCTTTGCAAACGGTCAAGGGTTGGTACTCCTACGCGGACAGTTTCAAGCTACGCGAGGTTAGCGATCCCATAAAAACACCGCCCAGCGGAGGAACTGAGCATGGTTGAGCGATGGAAATGCGTCGGATATTGCAGGCATTGCTCTGCCGATCAGGACGAGTCGACGTTCTCCAAAGAGTGGGGTCACTTCGAGAAGTCGAGTC